TGAACCGACTTCCCTGTGGTGCCGTCGAAGCGAACGACCGCGTTGTCGGTGGCGACGGCCGGCCCGAATACAGTCTCACCCGCGACCGGCGCCGAGAGTCCTGGCCATCCGTCCTCGCCATCGACGCCATCAAGGCCCGGCGCACCGATCGGACCGATTGGCCCGATCAGGCCACTCGGGCCGATCGGCCCCGGCAACCCAAGCTCGCCCGGCGCCCCGTCCTCGCCCGGTACCCCGAGCACGACCCGCGGGGCGTCCGCACCTGGTGTCGGCGTCGGCAGCGTCGCGATCGCCGCCGCGTTGAGATTGATGGCGTTGGCGAGCAGCCCGAGCTGCTTGAACACGCGCTCGAACATCTTCTCGATGTCCTGCGCGGTCTTGGGTGACCACTCGCGGGAAATCTTCTCGGCCTGCGGCAACCGTGGGATCGTCATCGCCAGCCGACCTCGTGCAGCGGTTCAATGTCGTACCCGAACACGAGCCACCGCCGGCCGGCCGTCGCCTGCGAGAACTCGAGCGAGGCAAGCCGGCCGACCCCGAGACGCCCGAGCCGTTCGTACCCGAGCGTGAGATCGTGGCTGAAGGTCGCGCCCGCGCCCGCGTCGAGGCCTCCGACATACGGCGTGATGACGAGCGCGCCAGCGCTTTCGATCCGCGAGAGGACCGAGAGCTCCCCGAAGTAGTGCGTGACCTTCGGGTTCTTCTTGCTGTGCCATTTTGTTTTCGCGAGCGAGCTGATGGCCGAGGCGACGAGTGTCCCGCCGGCGATGTCGGACGACACCGTCTGATTCTCGAGGTAGACGTAGCCGTCACTCCCGCCGATCAGCGGGCGGAAGCGGCTTTCGTCGTCCTGCGAGAGCACGCGCGCCGTGGGCGTGAACGCGGCCGTCTGGTACGGCCCGAAGATGCGCGGATCGTCGCCCTCGAGCGAGATGCCGATCCAGCGGTTCTCGGTCGACGCGCCCACCGCCGCCAGATTGAGCTTGAGCATGTTCACGAGCGGGTCGTACGACATGAACGCGTTCGGGAAACGCTCGCGGTTGAAGTACGTGTCGGTCGTGAACCACGGATCGACGGTCGCGCGCGTGAGGTTGACGACCCCGTCGTCGTCCCACCGGTAGACGCCGTCCAGGCCGAGCCAGTACGCCTTGTCGCGGACGACGATGACCGAGCCCACCGCGACGCAGCCGATTTTCTCCGCGACGTCGACGGGCTCGAACCCCGCCTCGGTCGAGCCGACGATCTTCACAACGCGCGTGCGCTTGAGAATGCCGAGCGCGTCGCGGCGCGCCGCGAACGCGACGACGCCGAAGCTGTCCTCGCCAGGGTTGATCGGAAAGTTGTTGAGCTGCGCCCACGCATAGAACTTGTTCGGCAGCGTGTAAATGACGTCGTCGCGCTCGCCGGCGGCGTCGGACACCGCCCAGGCGCGGCCCTTCCACTGCGTGATGATGCGGAGCGCCGTGCCGTTCACCGAGCCGGGCGGCAGTTGAATGTCGGGGTCCGCCGGCAGGAGCGAGAGCGCCGCATCGGAGGTGGCCGTCTCGATCGCCGTGGTCACATTGTCGTCGATGTCCTGGTCGTGGAAAAACACGGTGCCGTCCGCGGCCGTCCGGTAGATCCGCCGGCAGTTGACGTCGGCGTCGGCCGACACGGTGATCGCGGAAATGGCGAGCTTCTGGTCGGTGAGCGTGACCTCGAGGGACGAGTCGCTCTTCGGCGACTCGTTCTTGATCGTCCCGGCGCTGTCCTTGATCGCGAAGGAGTACTTCGCCATGAACTTGCCGGTCAGCCCGAGGCCGACGCCGGCGGAGCCGCCCGCGGCCACGGTCGGCACCGTCGACGGCGGGAGAATCGCCATCGACCGGGCCGTGAGATCGACCGGATCGATCCAGAGATTCTTCGACGGCGCGTACACGACGAGCAGCTGCCGCGCGAGGACCGCCGCCTTCATGACTTTCGAGGCGCTCACCGTGACGCCACTCGGCAAGGTGATCGCCACGATGGTCCCGGCGTCGTTCATCGCCTGGAGCGTCGCGCCCGCCTGAATCAGGTAGAACATGGCTACGGGCCCACCACGGCGAGCGCGCCGGTCACACAGCGCGCGGCGCTAATCGGCGCCGTCCAGGTGCCGCCCGTGTCGCGCTTCAAGAGCGACCCATTCTCGGTCGGATAGGCACCCGGACGCGGCATCGACCAATACAGCGCCCCGCCAAACTCCACCGCTTGGCCGAAGCGTGTCACGGCGGTGAAACTGAACGTCGTCACGAGATTCTCGTCCTCGGTCCAGCTCGTCCCGTCAAACACCTGGACGAGGAGCTGCGGCCCGGTCGACCGCCACCAGCCCGCGAAGAGCTTGCTGTCGAACTCAATCAGCGGACCGATGTACCCGTCATTCGACGCGCCAGTGAAACTCGTCGACCAGACGGCCGCGCTCGTGCGCTTGCGGATCAGTGAGAGGCCACCGGTGAGATGCGTCCCGACGTACAGCTCACCCGCAAACGTTCCAATCGAAATCAGATCGTGGCCGGCGGGGAGCGTTTCATCGAGCGTCCACGTCGTCTCGATGTCCGGCAAGATCCGATAGACGCGACCCGGCAAGAACGCGCTGGTCGAGATCCCCAGAAAGAGATTGCCGTATGCGAACGCGAGCCCGCCGGCCAATTCGCCGCTCCCGGCGCCACCCGCATCGATCGTATTGCCGATCTGGGTGAGCACGCCAGAGGAGGGTAAGAACCGAAACACGCGAACCAACTGCCCATTGGGGCCACCGACTCCAGCTTGGGTGGTCGTGAAGTATAGGAGCGCGCCCACGGCTAACACGTCCAAGACGATCGAGGGGGCTGACGTGGGCGGTGTTAATCCATCCGTGGACGGCAGATCGAGCGCCGGCTGTGACGCGTCGGTTCCGTCCCACTTGGCCAGCTTCGGCGGTACGGTGGCCAGGTCGGTGCCGTAGCTCACGGCAAACACGGACTCGAACGCGCGCACGGCGAGACGCTGTCGCTGGCCAAGGAGGACCGTGCTGTTGACCTCTCCGGCCGCGAGCATCGACGCAAGCCCTGTCGGAACGCTGAAGGCGGCGCCGTCGTTGGAAAAGAGCCAGACCGAACTCGAGACTGGCGCCGACGGGTGGAGCGCGACGAGCAACCCGCTCGCACTCGAGCCGAACGCGGCCGTATCGATCGGAATGTTCACGATGGCGAGGACCGCAGCGCCGAGCGCGCTGGCGTTCAGCGGCGCCAGGCCGGCACGGCTGGCCAGGCCTCCGATGCCGCCCTCGCGGACGAACTCGACGTTCTCGGCTTTGAGGAGCGTGCCGTCCGGCAGCGTCAGGGGATCGGCGACGATGTTGAGCCCGCGCTGCCCGACTTGATAGTCCGGCTGGTTCTCGGCCATGGCTCAGTCGTCCCCGCCACCGTCGAGCCCACCTTCCCACATGCCCTGCACGTACTCGTCATCCTGCTCCGACCGCGGCGTGAGCGCCGATAGAATCTTCCGGGCCTCGGTCGCGTAGATCGACAAGTGCTCCGGGTCCGGCGAGCGGTCGGGCCGTTCCTTCCCGCGCGCGAAGGCGATCGTGTAGTGGACGATCGCTTTGTCTGACTCGCCAGGGATCGGATTGTTGCTCGCCGACGTCAACGTGCCGAGCGTCTGCACGTACGCGAGGGCGAGGAGCAGGGCCGATGAGAGCTGCGGCGCGATCATGATCGCCGGCGCCGCGACTGGGGCGCCGGCGTTGAGGAGCGCGTACCAGATCACGCGGTTGCGCGGATCGACCGCATCCCTCGCCTGGGCCTGGACGAAGCGCGGATCCGTGATGTCGGTGACCGGCTTGAAGATGAGCCCCTGGTTCGAGCTCGAGGGCCCGACCGTCCGCGGCCGAAGGACGAGCACACGAAACACGTCGGTCGGGACGCCCGCCAGGTCCGCCGTCGATGCCACGGCGTTCACGTTCGTGAGGTCGCGCGTGACGAAGTGCCCCTTGTGGAGGTCGATGATGTCCTTCCACATCGCGCGGGCCCCGTTGATCGCGTGCGTCAGGAGCTCCGCGTCGGTCCAGAACCGCGCGGTCGTCTCGATCAGCTGGATCCTGGCGTCGGTGATGATCGTCGAAAAGAGCGTCGCCACGGCCCGCCTTTAGAGCGGAACCTGCTTGCCCGTCGTCCGCTTGTAGTAGGCGGTGATCGTGACCGACCCGCCGCCGCCCGTCGCCGACATCTCGTGATTGAGCGAGGCGCCTTCCGTCAGCGCGAACCCGTTCGGACCGAAGTCGAAGAGGATCGGCCCGAGCGCCGCACTCGCCGCGGCCGAGGCCGCGATGATGGGGGTGCTCTCCGAGTCCTGCCAGGTTTGGAGCGCCGCGTTCACGACGTTCACCATGTACGCGATTTTGCAGACGTAGATCGTGAACCCGGCCTTCGCCGCAATGCGGGCGCTGGCCGTCGTGAAGTCGGTCGCCGCGACGAACGAGTAGCTCGTCGAGCAATCCTCGTGATACTGGAGGTTCGTGCGGAGCTGGTCAGGCATAATCCCTCGTCAGCGCGCGGGCCCGGGACGGCTACCAAGCCTGGGTGGCCTGGGATCCCAGCGCCACCCCGGACCCACGCGTCGAGACTTAGTTCGCCGGCAACCCGGTTTCGATCGCGTCCTCGAGGATGTTCGACCAGTTGTCGGTCGCCGTCCCCGTGAACCCACCCGCGGGATCGAAATCCGCCGCGAGCACGTTGAACACGTTGTTGACGATCTGGTTCTGCTTGCCGCCCGTGAAGTCAAACCCGAGCGTGACCGCGCCAGCGAACGACACCGTGTTCTCCATGAAGCGGAAGAACTGCGCCGCCTTGGCGGTCGTGAGCGACGGGCAGTCCTGAAAGCGATTCTTCCGTACGTCCCATCGGAAGTACGGTTGCCCGATGCCAGCGCCGACCGTTTGCTTGATCGCCACCGCGGTCAGATCGGTGAAATACGAGGTGTAGATCCCCACATGCCCGCAGCCGCCCGAATCCTCGATGCCGTCCTGCCCGGAGGCGAAGCGGCAATTCCAGAACTCGGCATGCGACGCGTCACGCTCGGCGTCGCCCGCGCCGCCGTTGCGGAAAAGCCGCACGCAAGCATGATCGCTCGGCCCGGCGAAGAGCACGTTCACGAAGCGCCAGCCCTGTTGGAGCACATCGCAGAGCGGCGCGGTCGTCGCGCCCGAGGCCGGCGTCGTCCAGGTGTTCGTGGCGAACGAGCTCCCGGACGGATCGTCATCGGCGTGTCGCGGGCGGTTGCCTTCGCCGATGATCGTGATGTCGAAAATCTGCACGGGCGTCGTGAGCTGCTCGCGCACTTTGCCCTTGAACCGGATCACGTCGCCCGACCGCAACACCGCGAACGCCGCAGCCATGGTCAGGAACGGTTGCGACCAGGACCGTCCGCTGTTGGTGTCGGCACCCACACCGCTATCGGCCGCGGCCGTCGCGTCGACGAACCATGTGCGACTGACGAGCGGCTGCAACAGCAACGGGATCGCGGCGCCCGAGGGATTGAGGTACGGCAGCTCGTCCACGACGCCAATGCCGGCATCGTCGGGACCGAAGAGCGCATCGACCTCGGCGACTGAACCAAACTTGCGCAGATATTGCGTGGACATCGGCCGTTCTCCTAGTCTCCCGCGCCGTCAGGAACGCCCGCGACGCTGGCCTGGGTTACCGCCGGTCGGCGAGGGCCAGGAACCCCCGCCGACCGGTCACCATCCTACGAAGTTGCGCGGGCCGGATTCGAACCGGCGACGTCCGGGTTATGACCCCGGCGCTCTACCAGGCTGAGCTACCGCGCGTCACGCGCCACCGTTAGGCCGCGCCGAGTAACACGCAGCCCGCCGCGCCGTCGCCCGCGGTCGACCCGGTGTTCCCGTCCGAGGTCGTGTCGCTCGAGATCGTGAACCCGGTCGTCATCGGCAGAGCCTTCGGGAAGAGCAGGAGATCGCTCTTTACAGTCGTCTGCCGGAGCTCCACTTCGGGCGCCGTCGAGCTGGACACGGTCGCATGGTCCGACGCCTTGAAGTAGGCCGTCACCGTGGTGTTCTTCTTCAGGAGGATCGCGTAGATCTTGCAGGCCACGTCAGCGATGACGGTGTCGGTGCCCGTCAAGTAATCGAACTCGACGACC